GGCCGCCACGGATAATATCTTCCTGGAGTACACCAGATATGCAGCCGAATGTATGATGTCTAAGACTGATCTAGTTCTCACCGAGGACTTGAAACAGTATGAGCCATTCATACGCCGGTTGGTTATCCATTCTTTGACACAATCAGAGCTCCATATTCCGGGCTCTGTACATCCTATAACCCGTGGGCAAATGATGGGACATATTCTTTCCTTTCCCCTCCTCTGTGTCATTAACCGTGCAGCAAGCTGTATGGCCGTTCCACGTGGGCGGTTCATGCGGATCAATGGGGATGATGTCATCTTTCCTGCTTCTAAACAAGAGTACGCTAAGTGGAAAGCAGCTACCAAGTGTGTGGGGTTGGAGTTCTCCCTAGGGAAGAACTACTACTCCAGGGACTTGGCACTTGTCAATTCCGTCTATTGTACTTTTGACAAGACGCAAGGGCGATGGGTGTCTCTTCCGGTTCCCAACGTGGGGTTACTTAACAGTCCCGTGGATCTGAAGACCGTAGACGCCGTGAATGGACGACAGATAATGCCCTGGGAAACTCTCGCTCAACTCTGGAAGACCTTCTTTAGTGCTTGTCACAAGAAGAAGCTCATCAGAGTTTATGAGCGAGTGTTCCGCAAGTATTATCCGATCCTTCACAGCTTTCCGGGCCCGATCTATGGACCTGTCGAGTATGGAGCCTTTGGGGCTCCAGTCCCCGAGGGGCATCAGTTCACTAAGAATCAACTCATGTGGATGAATGCACATCGTCTGGGTATCTTTAACTATCTTGAGGGGACTCGTACTGATTACTCTAGTATTACTACTAGGTACCAGAAGTTCCTTGAAGAAGTGAGATATCCCGGACTGATGTCTTTTCATACACCCGAGCATGGTGACGCCTTTGGCCCTGTGGACCAGGCTCACCTGATCAGTGACCCATATGCAAGGGATGGTGGCATGTCGAATGGCATCATGGCCATGAGGAGATGGATGGTCGAACTACAATCGGAGAAGAAGGCGAGGATATTCTCAGCGAGAAGGTGGAATAGATTCAAACTTAGTCAAGCTAAGTCTGGAGGTATTCCACCTCTCCCTGCGAATTATCTCCACAAGGTTCTCCAAAATTCATCCTACTTTCCCCGTCCAGCATGGATCCGACATAGGGATATGTTGGGATCTAGGTATGAGGATAGTGCGTTGTACCTGCATGAGATCTTCCAGGCACCACAATAGAAAGAAGAGACCACCGTGGTGATCCCCCTGAAATGGTCCCCTCCGGGGCACGAAGTAAATCTCATGGCTAAGACTAAATCCAAGAAGACTCAGAATCAGACATCAAATAAACCTCGCAAGACGCGGAGGAAGACTGTGGTCCAGAACAACATTGCTCAGAGGTATGTGCAGCTACTGCACAATCCCGACAATGGTGATCACATGTTCGATATTTATGATGGAGAGAGGGGAGAGACACAGAAGTTCGTCTCCACGATCACATTGAATGCTACCACTGGCCACAATGCGGGATTTCTCGCATTCTATGGGGCCACTGGTAATGGTCAATGGGCATCAGGAGGCGGAAGTGCATCTGCACTGACTTTCTCTGTTTCTAACACAGGGTGTCCAGGTGCCACGTTCTTGGGGGCAAATGCCAACAAGACCAGGTGCAAGGCAGCGAAGGTTGAGTTGATTCCTTCTGCGGCAAGCTTTACCAATATAACTGGTGAGGTTGCGGCAGGGGTGACCACCTCAGCCTCCTTTGTCACTGGTACGACCACTGTGGACCATCTCTTCGATATCGCCAAGGCCTATGGACCCCTCCGCAGAGAAACCGTTGTTTCCCGGTGGATCCCAAGCGGCCTTGACCATACCTATACCAACTATAACACGGCCCCCAACGAGGATCACAACGCCGTATTTATTGCGTACAGAGGGTGGCCAAGTGCCACACAAATCTCTGTTCGTATTACATACGTCGTTGAGTATACCATCAAAAATACGATTGGTATTCCTCCGACTGGAGCTGTGTCGGCGCCTATTGGTCACCAACATCTCTTGGCTGCCATGCAGCAGCGCGATCCCCATTGGCACCACTCCATCCTCGACGAGGTGAAGCGGGCCGGTGTTGGGATCGCAAGAGATGTTGGTAACTTTGGTAGGCACCTGGCAAGGAATGGGATGGTGAATATTGCAGAGAGGTACCTCTCGCGATCTGCAGGGACTGCACTGATGCTGATGTGAGTTGGAGGTGTCCCCCCGTGGTCTGAAACAGGGCCAAAGTGGAGTGACACGGTCATATACCTGGCGAGGTGAAAATACGCAGGGAGTAATCCCAAGAACCAGACTATCCTGGACTTTGAGATAGACCTACCTCTGTGTTACCCCACACAGTATACCCGGACACTCACAAGGAATTCTTGTGCGCCTGAGATGATTTCAAAATGGTGATAAATGATGGGAGTGTAG